ACATCATACATTTTCATGATGAAATATATATGTTAAACTCAAACACAGATATGATGGTGGCAGAATTGCGTGATAGATATCCAAATGCACAGGTTATAGTATATCCTGATCCAGCAGGCCGTGCTAGAAAATCATCATCAGCGGGTCGAAGCGATATTAGTATTCTGCAGAATGCAGGTTTTGTTGTAAAAGCTAGGCCGCAGCACACATCAATCAAAGATCGTGTAAACAGTTTGAATGCGAGGTTAAAAAATAGCAATGGTGAACGAAAATTATTTGTTTCTCCTCGCTGTAAAAATATTATAGATAGCTTGGGTAGATTGAGCTATATTGAAGGTACAAATCAAATAGAAAAATTAGGTCTAGAGCACATGTTTGATGCTGCAAGTTATCCTGTTGATTTTCTATTCCCAATTAAAAGACAATATGCATCAGAAGAACCAGAACGCTGGACATTTGGTACAAAAACATCAAGGTGGTAAGAAATGGTTAAAAAATCGCAAATGATAGAATCACATCCAGAGTGGAAAGAGTACATCAAAGAATGGGAATTCTTGATGGATTCATACGTGGGTGGATATGAGTACAAAGAAGGTGAATATCTTACCTCTTATATTTTTGAAAGCAGAGAAGAATACGAAGAGCGACTAGAGAACACTGCATTGGACAATCACGTGAAGGCTGTGGTTGCCATTTATAATTCATTCCTATTCCGTAATCCTCCAAAAAGAGAATTTGGTACATTGGAAAATGATCCTGGTTTAGATGCATTTTTAATGGATGCAGATATGGATGGTAGAAGTTTTGATGCAGTAATGCGTGATGTCAGCACTTATGCAACAATTTATGGTAATACCTGGGTAATTATAGACAAACCTGCAACAGTAGCCACCACTAGGGCAGAAGAATTGAATCAAGGTATACGTCCATACATCAGCATTTACACACCAGAAAATGTATTGGATTGGAAATACACTAGAAGCATCAATGGCGCATATAGATTGACTTATTTGAAAATCTATGAAGGCAATGACAGTGGTCGAGATGTGTTTAGAATCTATACACCTGAATCTATTACCACAATGAGCATTGGTTCCAGCGATGAAGAAGGTACCATTGAAATGGAAATACCAAATGCATTGGGTATGATACCGGCAGTTTGTGTTTATAGCCAAAGAAGCAGTCATAGAGGTGTTGGAATCAGTGATGTTGCAGATGTGGCTAGAATGCAACGTGCAATTTACAATGAACTTAGTGAATTAGAACAAATTGAACGCATTAGCAATCATCCAAGTTTAGTATCAACTCCAGGTGTAACCGCTCATGCAGGTGCAGGTGCTTTGATTAGAGTACCAGAAGATACACCAGAAGGTCTAAAGCCTTATCTATTACAGCCATCGGGTGCAAGCATCGACGGTCTTTTGAACAGCATCAATCAAAAGATTGAAGCCATTGATAGAATGAGCCACATGGGTGGTATTCGCAGCATTGAAAGTCGTAGACTCAGTGGTGTTGCACTTGCAACAGAATTCCAATTGCTGAATGCACGTCTTGCAGAAAAAGCAGACAATTTAGAACATGCCGAAGAACAAATTTGGCGTATCTTTGCTCTTTGGCAAGGAACTGTTTGGAATGGCATGGTTGACTATCCAGACAGCTTCAACATTCAAGACAAATACAATGACATGAATATGTTGAAATTGGCAAAAGATGCTGGCATTAAAAATCCAATTCTCAACAGCGAAATAGAAGATAAAATGTTGCGTTTGATTGTAGATGAAGATCGTTATAATGAAATCAAAGCCGCGCCGCCTAAAGATGCTGTAATACATACACCTGTAACAAATGCCAGAGATTTGGTTACACATCTAAGAGAAATGGTGCAAGTTGGCTATACTGATGAAGAAATGCTAGCACTGCATCCTGAATTAGAAACCTTGTTTGGACAAACAGGAGAATTTGAACCAATTGTAGGACCAATAGAATGATTATCGAAATTGATGAAAAAACTTTTATGGAATATGAATTCCTTTATAATTTTCATCCAACCGAAATTCACCAAGAGATCATAGATCATTTCAAAGGCTATATTGAAGAAAACGAGAAGTGGATAAAGAAATGTAATTTTGAGGCTAGTATTAGGGCTAGAAATCATTTATTGGCGTTACATAAATTGACTAGAAAACGTCGATATGAAATAGCAGCAGAGCGTGAGGAAATAAAATGAAATCTTACGAAGAATTGGACAAAAGGTTAGCATTGGTTGAACAAAAAATAGATCTAATACTAACCAATCACTTGAAGCACATGGAAAAAGACATGTCAATGATCAAATGGTTTTTGGCAGCAGTGATGTTGGCAATTTTTGGTCAATTCTTGTTTGTTATAACATCAGGAGTAGTTTAATGCCTGTAAGAAAAGTTAGAGGCGGATATCGTTGGGGTAATTCAGGGCAAATTTATCCAACAAGAGCCGGCGCAGAAAAACAAGGGAGGGCTATACAAATGGCAATGCGTTCAACAAAACGTAAAACCAAGCGTAGAGGCGGCAAATAAACCGCTTTATGTTTTATCTGCATAAATAGTTTTGCAGATTTACTCGTAAGAGGATTTCGGTGACTTCGACCATAACTGGAGGATATAATGAGCGAACAAGAGAATTTTGAGGCAACTGGAGAGCCTTTGGTAGATAATATCGAAAACCAGGCCGGGACGACGGATAAGTTATTCACCCAAGACGACATCGATAAGATTGTACGTGAGAGATTACAGCGTGAACAAAAGCGTTGGGAAAAGAAATATGGTGATGTAGATGTTGATCGTTATCGTGAACTGATGAGCAAGGAAGAAAATGAACGCATTGAGCAGCAAAAGCAGCGCGGTGAGTTTGAAAAAGTCTTGCAAGAAACAGTTGCAAAAAAAGATCAGCAATATCAAGAACTACAGCGCCAACTCACAGAGATCCGTGTTGATGGTAACCTGTTAAATGCAGCGAGCAGCAGAAGAGCAATCAATGCACAACAGGTATCACAATTGCTACGCAACCAAGTAAGGCTAGGAGATACTGGCGAAGCTGAAGTTATAGATAGCAATGGCAATGTTAGATATACCGACAAAGGTACTGCTATGACAGTGGATCAATTGGTAGATGATTTTTTAAAAGCCAATCCACATTTTGTAGGAGCAGGACCAAGTGGTTCGGGATCACAAAGCAATGTGAGCGATAGTGGTAGTCGAAAAGGTCTGGGTAATATAGATCCGAGTCAATTAAATATGAATAACCCTGAAGATAGAAAGATCTATCAACAGTATATGAAACAAAGAGGCATAAGGATTTAAAAGGAGATAATCAATGGCCAATACAACTTCAACAACATTAGCAGCTCTGTTTAGTGATATTCAGCAAACCGCTCTATTCACTATGCAGGAAACTGCATTTATGCGTCCTCTAGTACGCAACTTCAACCTAGTAGGTCAACCAGGCAAGCAAGCAAAAGTAGGTATCTACCCAGCAGTAAGCAGCGGTTGGACCACTGGTGAAAACACAGATATTTCAACTGCAACTACTATCACTGCAACACAAAAAACTTTCAATGCAGATGAAGTTGCAATCATGGCAACTCTAACTGACACTGCACGTGACAGCGCAGATGATGATGTTGCAGCAAGCATCGGTCGTGTTCTTGGTGAGTCATTGGCTCGCAAAGTTGATACCGATATTGCAAGTCTTTTTTCAGGCTTCAGCCAGAATGTTGGTTTGACAACTCAAGCAGAATTGACTGCTGATGTTATCTTCCAAGCAGTTGCAAAACTACGCTCAAACAGCGTAATGGGTCCATATGTTGCGGTATTCCACCCAAATCAAACATATAACCTAAAGAAGCAGCTAACCAACGCAGGTGCGGCAGCAATGAGCCACAACCTAAGTGACCTAGGCAACCGTGTACTAGACGCAGGCTTCATTGGCCGTCTAGCAGGTGTTGACATCTATGAATCAGCAGTTGTAACTGGTGACTCAGCAGGTAACTTTGTTGGTGCAGTAATGCACAGCGATGCTCTTGCATTTGCATTGAAGAAAGATCTAACAATTGAAACACAGCGTGATGCAAGTCTACGTGCAACTGAAATCGTTGCCAGCATGACATACGCAGTAGGTGAACTACAAGACCTACACGGTGTTGCAGTTTACAGCGATGCACAAATCAACTAATTGATTTAAAATACAACAGAAAAGGCTCCTTTGCGGGGGCCTTTTTTTATATCAACTAAATAGTTTACAGAGAAGGACTCTGTAACCCTACTGTAGGACGGAAGGAGGCCAACATGGCTTTAACAGTTGCGACAATCGAAGACG